TTAGTTACATGGCCACAAAATGCAGATTCTAAGTTATGGAATCATCGTCTTGAATCTTTACTAAGGAAAATAGATGAAAAGTTTGAAAGAACACAGAAGTGATAACCACTTTACGCAAGAAGAAGTCGCTTATATCTTGCAAATACCACGATTTAAAGTAGAACAAATAGAAAGAATGGCACTTAGAAAACTAGCTTTTATTTTTAAACGCAAGTATAAAAAGGAGGATGTGTTATGAGTCGAGAGTTCTTTTGGTCAATAGTAATAGGTATTCTACTGTGTGGATTTGTCATTTATTTGACTGAATTAGGTAGAAAATCAGAAGTAAATTGTGCAATGTTAATGGGAGGTTGGCATCCAGACATTCCTAAGAAATACCAAGAAATGTGTATCGCTGCTAAACAAGAGAGGAATGATAGATGAGTTTTATTGTTGCATCATTACCCCCCTTAAAATGCTTTGTCAAAAGAGAGTATTTATATAACTTTACTAAAGGACATGGAGAACTAGAACCTTGCGTATGGATTAGTTTAAAGGCTCTTAGAGGACAAGTATTTCGTATTGAGTCATTACTACCTAACTATGGTGCTTTGTACGACAAACTGCCTATATCAGCGTATGTATGGAAAGAAGATCATGGTGACTTACCCGTTGATTTTTTACAGTTATGGGATTGCATGGGCTATAGATTTACTGTAATTGAGAAGATTGCACTTCGTAACTTAGGAGTCAAGTTTCTAGGTAAGGACAAAGATTGGCATTTTGGTAATTACTTATTTACAGTTGATTTCTGTGCAGATGGTGACTTAGATACAACTTTTACAGAACAGGCTGAAGAACATAAAAGTTTTAACTTTATTCAACTAGAAAATGGCCAATTTGCTTGTCAGCCTAATAATCGTTGTTTATGGTATGACCAAAGTTTAATACCTAATGAAGTAAAGTTTCCTGATTTTCAAGCAGCACAACATAAGTGGTCAGTAGATGGTACAAGAAAATGGACAACAAGTAACGATTGGTTCTATACAACAGAGGAAAAAAATGACTGAATCATTAATATATAGAGAAGTAGAGCAAGGTTCGGAGTCCTGGCTACAACTTAGACTCGGAAAATGTACAGCTAGTCGAGTAGCAGATGTACTAGCTAAGACTAAAACAGGTGTATCAGCAAGTCGTGGGAATTATCTGATTGAGTTAGCGTTACAAAGGGTTACAGGGGTTATAGAGCCTTCTTACAAGAATGATGCTATGCAATGGGGTACAGATAACGAACAGACTGCTAGAACAGCGTTTGAAGTTGCTCACCAAGTCTTTGTAGATCAAGTAGCATTTGTCGATCATCCTACGATTAAAGACTTTGGATGCTCACCTGATGGGGTTATTGGTGATTCTTTACTGGAATTAAAGTGTCCTTATCAATCAGCAGTACATTGGTCATATTTTAAAGATGGTTGCCCATCTAAATACTATACTCAAATACAAGCACAAATGTCATGCACAGGTGCTAAGTCGGTCTGGTTCGTATCATTTGACCCAAGGATGCCGACAAGATCACAGTTATACATAGAAGAAGTTATGCGTGAAGAAGAATTTATTAAGAAGATGGAAGAAGAAGTTTTGAAGTTCTTGAATGAAGTGGAAGTAGAAATGCAATTAATGAAAGGTGAATAAAATGGCCATAAAATATTACATCAAGGCAGCAGTTAGCGAGTATCAAGATAAAGAGGGTAAAACTAAGAAGAAGTATCAGAGTATAGGAATCATTTTAGAGACTAAGAATGGGCTTATGTTGAAGTTAGAAACAATCCCCTTATTCTCCCTTAAAGATGGTTGTTTAATTGCTTATTTGAACGATCCTGAGCCTGTTAAAGATGCTTTTCCTAAGAATTTAGCAGATATACCTGATGACATGCCATTTTGAGGACAACTATGCTTACAGAACGACAAAAATTACAGTTAAAGGCTGCAGCTAGACCTAGAATGATCAATGGAGTAGAAAATCCTGATTTAAGCAAACCGAATTATGCTCTTGAGGATGTTATTGATCAAATTAAACTAGAGAATAGTAGAGCATTTATGGAGGAGTATGACTTAAAGAATCGTGTATTTTTCCATAAGCCTAAGAACTTAAAACCTGACGAATATTTAGCTTTTTATGAGGAGAATATATGACACAGTACCAATTAATTGTTCAAGCATTACACAAATGGATTAGTCCTCTTGATGCACTACATAAAGCAGGGACTATGAAGTTAAGCACAAGAGTCGGTGAACTAAGAGCCAAAGGTTATATCATTGAAGATCGTTGGCACGAAAGTCGCAAGTTTAAGATGTATAAACTGGTGAAGAAACCATGAAAGTACAAAAAAGTATTCACTATTATAAGCCTTATATTGAGACTGATAAAGATATGCTTAGACTTCAGACTGCACTACTATATAAGCGTGTTCCACTTTTATCAATGATCAAGGCTTGTTTTCGTGGCTGGTTATGAATTGAGTTTGGGATACTTAAATGTGTCCAGCGATCAAACTCTCTAATTATTTGATCAAAGTTAAGGTCACTAGCAATAATGGCCTTAACTACTTCATCAGGAGTCATTCCTACAACTCTCAAGTCTGCAGCACAACCCAACCTATGCTGACTAGTATCTTTAGAACCCACAGCATCATTAACCAGTTTAGAACGAAAAGCACTATTAATAAAAATGGGTTTGCCCAATAGCGTTCTAACTTGTTCAAGAAACTCTGCCAAGCGTGTAAGATTGCTGAGTTCAACATCGTTTGGAGTATTGTCAAATTCACGATGATCTGTGTGCGTAAGTTCTTCAAGGCTAAAATGTTCACTTAGTTGCATTTTTCTTCATATCCATAATTTTTTCTAGCGTTCTACCACCAAAATAAAATGACATAATTAACATCCCCCATTGGCCTAGCAACTCCACATAATTGTTATTTACTTCAATATCCCATGCACTCATCATACCAAAGACTGTATAGGTGATTAGAATGAATATAAGCGTCATAGGGCGAATGTTCTTAGATAGCCAAGAGTCTGACATCATATCAGCAGATTGTCGCTTGGTGAGTTCTTGAGCCTCTATATTATCAGCGTTTAATTCTGCTAATTTGCCTTCTTGTTGCATTTGTAAAAGTTCTTGTTGGGCTTTTGCTTTAGCCTCAGGGTCTGGTATAAACTTATCTAAGACTTTCATACCAACATCAAACAAAGCAGTAAGTGGAAACATTATTTAGCCTTTTTAAAATGAAGTAATGCTAAGTCAAATATGATAATAGATGCACCTATGTCTTTAGTTATCCAAAGAGGAAAAAAAGTATCTATAGGATATGCACCAAACTCAAAGTAATGTAATGAACGCATGACTTGCACCATTAATCCCATAGTCATTACAAATATACCAATCTTGCTTAACATACGCATATCTGTAAAGAATCCACTAAACGCTAAGAAAGCTACTATAAAGACTGCAATTAGTTCAATTACTAGAATAGACATGAGCCAATGAATTACTGTCATTTCTTTGCTCTTTTTTGCTTAATTTCTTCTGCTACTTCACCAATGTCCATGTGTTCACGCTTGACCATGTAATTAGATACCCAATTAATGACTGCTACACTACATAGACCTAGAATCCATGCTAATCCAATTAACATATCTAGCTTATCAGAACTAATACTTAACTTATCAGCTACTATTCCTGTGAAAGCAAAGCCTGCCATTGCACTTATACCACCTGCAATAAATACACTTGCAACCTTACCCTTTTCTTGTAATTTTTCAGGAGTCCAAAACATAGCTAAACTTAGACCACCAAATAAACCACCTAATGCTGGTGCTAGTTTCTCAATGAGGAATCCTTCAGGTATCATTTAACAGTAAAGTAATGAGAGAAAAACCCTACAAAACTAGAAAGTGCTGAGACAATTATCATTCCAGCCCATAATGAGCCTTTAGATCGTTCTGCCATTGCTAATAGTGTTTTGACATCTTGTCGCAATTCAGAGATTTCTTTTTCCATCGTCTCTACCTTGTGCCACATTACACCAACTTTTATAGGGTCTATCTCTGCCATTATTTACTTTCTAAAGAATCCTTCAGTTTCTTAATAAAATGCTCTTTACCACCATTTAACTGTATTAATTGAAATTGCGTACTACCAATCTTTTGATCTAAATTGACACAATGAGAAAATAATTCTTGTTGTTCAGGTGTTAAATCTTCGTAATTGTAAACTACATCATCTACTGTAATTTGAGTTTTTTTCTTGTCTTGACTCATTTAATACTCCTAGGTTGGTTAAAAAACTTTACACAGTTGTCCAAGGTGTGCCTGTTGCTGAAACAGGATTCTTGAGTAACTCGATCTGTTGTGCTAATGATGCCTCTGTTGCATCTTTGTCTACAGATTCCCATACCCAGTTCAACACTTCTTCTTCAGTAACTGAAGCATAAGGTATTGTTGGTGTTTCTGTTTGCCAAGATGCTGTAGAGTAAATTGAAGTTGTGTAATCGCCATCAACCGCAATTGCAGTCCAATGTCCGACATTGATAAACCCATTTGATGTTTGATAATCAGTCTGGGTAATTTTCCATGTGTATGCAATAGTCATAATTTTCCTTTAAAAGTGACGAGCAAAATAGCCAAAATATTTATTTCTTGCTTCATGTGCAACAAGGTCTGCAAGTTCAATATCATCGTACAAACCAAAAGATTTGCTTTTTTTGTTAATAATAATTCTTACTCCCCATTTTTGACGCTGTTTATACCAAACAACATTTTTTAAACCTGAAGTATTGTTTTTAGAAATTTTAGAGTTTCTTAAGTTTTCAGTATGTGTTGCGGCTCTAAGATTTTCAATTCTATTATCTTGAGGTTTGCCATTTATATGGTCAACAATTTTTGGTAAATATCCATAATGCATCAAAAAAATTATTCTGTGTGCTTGATAGCGTATTTTGTTTATTGAAACATTTACATAAGTTCTTGCACAACTTCCAACTTGTTGATACCCATATCTTTTATTCCATTGTACATGACAACCCTCTGTCTTAAAATCAGATAATGGTCTAATTCTCCAATACAACATACCATCTTTGTATTCAAATAAATTATGAGCCTGTTCTTGAGTAATCATATTATTTAGATTCTAAGGTTTCAATTCTTTGTTTAAGTTCTTCAATAGTATTTAAAGCATTTTTTAATGACATTACAACCACAGATAGAACTGACCTATCGTAATATCCCCAAGGCTTTCCTTCTTCAGGTGTAGGTGCTGCCTCTTCGCCAATTGCTTCACGAACATTTTGTGCATAAAACCCTAATTGTCTATCTTGCCCAAAAATAGGTGCTTTTTCTTCGTTATAAAACCAATAGCCTGGCTCTAATTTTTGTAACATTGCATCTGTATTAGTTGGAACACCATCTTTTGTTTTCCAAGTTTCATCAGATACGGAAGATATAGTACCATTTGCTGCAAATGTGGCCGCACCAGCACCATAAGCAGACATGGTTACTATTCCAGCCGAACTTATTTCTTGTCTACTTACAGCATTAATACGAAAATAAAAAGCACCTCCAGTTGGTGAATCCAAATATAAAGATTTATCTGAA